ATTTAAATTAAATCCAACAGGTGAATCTAAAGAAATTGGAAGTATGTTAGTTAAAACTGATGAATATATTAAAGATTTAGAGAAATTGGATATCATAGATAAACGATCATAATATTTAATTCCCACAAATACTATTAAGAAAAGCTTGCCTAATGGCAGGCTTTTTTTTATATTCCATCAAAATAAGTTACATGAAAGACAATACGTTATTCGTTGAGCATTATCGCCCAACACAAATAAAGAATTATGTAGGGAATGAGCAAATCAAAACTACAATTCAACATTATTTAGATCAGAATGATATCCAAAACTTCTGTTTCTATGGTCCAGCGGGTACAGGAAAAACTACCTTAGCTAAAATTATTGTCAAAAATCTAGATTGTGATTACCTTTATATAAATGCGAGTGATGAGCGTGGGATTGATACTATCCGTGAAAAAGTAACAGGTTTTGCATCCACAGCATCTTTCAAATCTCTTAAAGTTGTGATATTAGATGAAGCAGATTTCCTTACAATCAATGCACAAGCTTCATTAAGAAATGTGATAGAAACTTTCTCACGCACAACTCGCTTTATTTTAACTTGCAACTACATTGAACGTATTATTGATCCAATTCAATCACGTTGTCAAGTTTTGAAAGTAATCCCACCTTCTAAAAAAGAAATTGCACAACATTTAGATGGTGTATTGACTCAAGAAAATGTAAAATATGAGTTAGGTGATTTAGCAAATGTTATTAACCAATTCTACCCAGACCTTAGAAAGATGTTGAATACAATTCAACTATCAATTGTAGATGGAGAATTGAAAGTTGATAAAACAGTTGTTGTATCATCTAGTTATATGAATTTAATTTTAAAAGAACTTAAACAACCAAAACCAAGTTGGAAGAATTTGAGACAAATAGTTTTAGATTCTGGTGTTAAAGACTTTGAAGAATTATATCGTTTCCTATTTGATAACCTTTCAAGTTATGCTCCTGGGAGAGAAGGAACAGTGTCTGTAATTTTAAATGAACACCTATATCAAGCTAACTTTAGAATAGATAAGGAAATTAATTTAAGTTCTGCACTATCTAAAATATTAGAAGTAATTAAAAAACAAGTTATATAAATAAAAACAAGTAAAAATGGACAATCAACCACAAATGAACATTGACCTTAAGAACACCACTCCAGTAACTGGATTTGATGGTGGAGTATTGTTTGGTCAAGCAACACTATTGAGAAAAGTATCTAAATTCGTAATTGGAGGAACTGAAGATGCTCTAGTTCCAATCCCAGTATTCTATGATTTGGAATCTAAGAAAATCATCATTGATTCATTACCTAAAGAACTTAGAGAAGAATACAAAGACTATGCAATCGAATCATAATATAAAAAATATATTTGATTGGCTTAATCATATTGCCTATCTCAAAACCCCCTCATCTGAATTCACAGAGGGGGATTGGGATAAGTTTAATTCATATATGGTTAATCGTTTTATTTCAATGAGTGAGGACTATATTGAATTAGTTAATTATGTACAAACAACTCCATATGAAAGTAAAGAACAACTTTACAACATTTATAAGGAGTATTTACCAAAAAAGAAAATGTTTTTTAAGTATTTAAAATCCAAACATAAGTCACCACCTCAAAAACTAGTTGAGGCGTTTACAGAGTATTTTGAGTGCAGTATTTCTGAGGCAGAATCTCATATAAAAATCCTTAAGAAAAAGGATCATAAAGAAATTCTATCTCACATGGGATTTGATGAAAAAGAAACTAAAAATATTTTAAAATGACAACAAATAGAGATTTAGGAAGAATTCCGAATGACTTTAAAACTAGAACAGTAGAACAAACTGATAGCATTGTTGATTCAGTTATTGATCAGTTTATTACTAGAGCAAAATTTGGTAAAGATAAATATAATACAGACTTAGACAGAACTGACTTGGGTGTGTTAGATTGGATTGAACATGCTAAACAAGAACATATGGATGCTATCTTGTATTTGGAAAAGTTAGAGAAAATGTTAGGTGGAAAAAAACCCTAATATTTATAATCATGAAAAAATCAGATTTAAAAAATATTATCCAAGAGGAAATTAAAAGTATCCTTTCTGAAGAATATCAAGATAAATTCCAATTCTCAGGGAAAATGATCACTAATACTAAAGAGAGATCACAAACTGAGATCCTATCAGATATTAGATCATTACCTGGGGTCACTATTGTTTCTACAGAAGAATTAGAAGACACAACATCATCAGATAAATTTGTTACTATTCTTAATTTAAAAGTAGATGGTTACCCATTTATTAAAAAAGGAGGATTTAGTAGAGAAACAATTGGAGAAATAGCTGATTTGATAAGAAAAGTACCAAATGTTGATTCATTTACCTACAACCCAGAAAATATAAAAACTTTATAATATTCGGTTTTAGGACCGTTTGCGTTACACCGCGCAGTTAAAAACCACTCATTTTTCGCTATCTGGGTGGTTTTTTTTATCTAAGTAAACTTGGCTTCCCCATATCTTATCATTATATTAATAGACATGGCTAAGAAGAAAATACCGCAAATAGTAAAAGACATTAGAGCATTCAAACCAGAACCTGTTGAGTGGGGGAGACAAAAAATGATCTCATACTCACAGTTTAATATGTTTACTGAATGCCCTAAAAAATGGGAATTACAATATAATTCACCCCACAAACAATTCACATCAACAATCCACACTGTGTTTGGAACTGCAATACATGAGGTTCTACAACATTATTTAGATGTTATGTATGAAAAAAGTGGTGCTGAAGCAGATCGTATTAATACTCATGATATGTTTGAAGAAACATTAAGAAATGAATATGCTCTTCAGTATAAGAAAAATAAAAATCAACATTTCTCTTCACCAACAGAATTAAGACAATTTTTTGAAGAAGGACTTGAGATAATAAGAGATTTTGCTAAAAATAGATCTAAACACTTCTCTAAAAGAGGATGGCATTTAGTTGGATGTGAGATCCCAATCCAAACTACCCCAGACCCAACACGTAAAAGCGTAGTATACAATGGTTATTTGGATATTGTAATGTACCATGAACCAACAGAAACATTCAAAATTATCGATATTAAAACAAGTAGACAAGGTTGGACTAAATCTCAAAAGAGTGATGAGATGAAGCAATTTCAATTAGTCTTATATAAGAAATTCTTCTCTGAATTATTTAATGTTGATCCTAAAAAGATAGAAATTGAATTCTTCATTACAAAAAGACAAATGTATGAGCATAAGGATTATGTAATTAAAAGAATCCAAACATTCTCCCCACCATCAGGAAAAACAAAACAAAAGAGAGTGGGTATTGCTTTACAAAAATTCATTTCAGAAGCATTTGATTCAAGTGGTAAATATAGAGAAATGTCTCATGAACCTAAAGAAAATAAATTCTGCAAGTGGTGTTCTTTTTATAAAACTCATTTATGTCCTGCGACTTTTAAGGGTTAGCATATATGTATATCCACACTAATTAAATATAAGTATATATGAGTAAGCAAAAATTAACAAGCGTAAAAATAGATGAGGATCTATTTAATGATTTTAAGGTAGAATGTATCAAAAGAAAATTCTCCTTTCAAAAACTATCTGAAAGAGCAATTGATCTTTATATGAAAGACGATGAATTCAGACGTTTAATTCAAAACCATAAAATTTAAGTTTGGAGTATCCAAATTAGTTTTTTACATTACAAATAAAAGTTTTTACATGAAAGAAAAATTCGGTTATATACCGCAAAATGAAAGGAAAAAAATCCTTCTAATTTGTGACGATATTCGTGTTACTTCAGGAGTAGCTACAATCGCACGAGAAATGGTAATTAACACTGCCCACCATTTTAATTGGGTTAACGTAGCAGGAGCTATTAAACACCCTGAAAGTGGAAAAAGATTTGATCTATCAGCAGATACAAACAAAAATTCAGGTATAGATGATGCATCCGTAATAGCATACCCAGTTGATGGTTATGGAAATCCAGATCTACTCAGAGAACTCCTGAAAATTGAAAAACCAGATGCTATCATGATCATTACTGATCCAAGATACTTTGAGTGGTTATTTTCAATGGAAGCTGAAATCAGAAAAACAACACCTATTGTTTATCTTAACATTTGGGATGATTTCCCAACTCCAATGTATAATAAACCTTACTATGAGGCTTGTGATGCATTGTTAGCAATATCAAAACAAACAAAACTTATTAATGAAGTAGTTTTAGGTGATAAAGCTGAAGGTAAGATTATAGAGTATGTACCTCATGGCTTAAATGAGAAATATTTCTTCCCAATTGATGAAAATAATGCTGATTTAATTAAATTTAAACAGAATTTATTTGGTGGAGAAGAAAAAGATTTTGTTCTATTCTTTAATTCAAGGAATATTAGAAGAAAACAAATCCCCGATGCTATGTTAGCTTGGAGATATTTTCTAGATTCTTTACCAAAAGAAAAAGCAGATAGATGTGCTTTCATCCTCCACACTGAAGTTGTTAGTGAACAGGGAACCGATTTGGAAGCAGTTAGGAAAGTAATATTCCAAGATTACCCAAATGCCATTTACTTTTCTCAAACTAAACTCTCAGCTAGCGATTTAAATTTGTTATATAATATAGCAGATTCTCAAATCTTACTATCTTCAAATGAAGGTTGGGGTTTAACACTAACAGAAGCAATGTTAGCAGGAACACCAATTATTGCTAATGTAACTGGTGGAATGCAAGATCAAATGAGATTTGCAGATAAAAATGGAGAGTGGTTTACACCATCTAAATCCATCCCATCTAACCATACAGGAAGATATAAAGAACATGGAAATTGGGCATTCCCAGTTTATCCAACAAGTAGATCACTTCAAGGTTCACCTAAAACTCCTTATATTTGGGATGATAGATGTAGACCAGAAGATGCAACTAAACAAATTCAAAAGTTGTATGAGATGGGAAGAGCAAAACGTAAAGAATTAGGAAAAGAAGGCCGTGCATGGGCTTTATCAGATGAAGCTGGTCTCACTGGAGAAAAAATGAGTAACCGTGTAATAAATGCATTTGATGCTTTGTTTGATACATGGTCACCAAGAGCTAGATTTGAGTTTATTAACGTAAACGAGACTAAAGACGATTCAATTTCACACGAATTATTATATTAAGATGAGTAAACCAAAATTTGTTATAAGTTGCCCAATTGACACATACTCAGGGTATGGAAGTAGATCTAGAGACGTAGTTAAAGCTATAATTGAACTAGACAAGTATGATGTTATGATTCTTCCTCAAAGGTGGGGAAGTACACCAAAAGGATTTATTGATGATAATCCTGAGTGGGGATTTCTAAAAACCCATATAAAACCAAACCCACAACTCACAGAAAAACCTGATATCTGGTGTCAAATCACAGTACCAAATGAATTTCAACCTGTTGGAAAATATAATATTGGTATTACAGCTGGAATTGAAACAACTATTGCACCTGCTGAATGGGTTGAGGGATGTCAAAGAATGGATTTGATTTTAGGATCATCTCAACATACTATTGATGTTTTGAGGAATAGTAAGTTTGAAAAGAGAGATAAAAACACCCAACAAGTAGTAAGTAAAATTGAATGGACTAAAGATGGTGAAGTGCTATTTGAAGGAGTCAATACTAATTTATACAAACCAGATAATTCACCATGTAAAGTTGATTTTAATATTAAAGAATCATTTGCTTATCTATTTGTAGGTCACTGGATGCCAGGTAATATTGGTGAAGATAGAAAGAATGTATGTTTAATGATTAAAGCATTCTTTGAAACCTTTAAAAATAAATCTAAAGCACCAGCTCTTATTTTAAAGACATCTACTGCTTCAACTTCATGTATAGATAGAGAAGAATTGCTTAAAAGAATTAGATCTATTAAATCAACTGTTAAAGCTAATAAATTACCAAATGTTTATTTACTACATGGTGATTTTACAGATGAGGAAATGAATTCTATCTACAACCATAAGAAAATTAAAGCTATGGTTAATCTAACTAAAGGAGAAGGATTTGGTAGACCATTATTAGAGTTTAGTTTGACAAACAAACCAATTATTACTACAAATTGGAGTGGCCATATTGATTACCTAAACCCAGAATTCACCACACTCCTCCCAGGTAATCTTACAAAAGTACATCAATCAGCCGCAAATAAAATGTTATTACCTGAAGCAGAATGGTTTAGTGTAGATACTGGATCTGTTGGGGCATATTTAAAAAATATATTTGAAAATTACAAACCATATGCTGAAAAAGGCAAGCGTCAAGGTTATCAATCTAGAACTAACTTCTCATTTGATAAAATGAAAGAAAAAATTGATAATATTTTAGATAGTAAATTATCTGAATTTCCTAAACAAGTGGAATTAAAATTACCAAAATTACAATTACCAAAACTTAAAAAAATTGAAGTATAATGCAACACGATGAAATAATTAAATGCCCAAAATCAGGAGGAGATATTTGTTATATGATCCAAAACACTCCAGAAATTACAACCTATATGAGTTTATCTTGTGGGTTTTGGACAAACTCCCTAATGAAAGAAGGTGAGGATTTTTATAACCAACAAATTGAAACACTCCCAGAATTGTTTAAAGATTTAATTTGGGAAGATCCAGAAACAAATCTTAGATGGATTCCTCAAACTATTAATGTAGAGGAAAAAGGAATTGTTTTCCCATATGGATCAGATGCTTCAAACTGGAGATGGGCTTCAGTTAAGGCAAGACCAGTTACTGAAGAGGAAATGAAAAATCCAACACTAGGAAAAACAAAATTCAAAACAGATATGAGTACTATGTATTTGTTTGAAGAAAATCAATTTGTTCAAGCATTGGATTATATAGATGCTTTAGAAGGATAAAACATTAATACTAGGCTCCGTTAAGGAGCCTTTGTATATTCCATTAAATAAGAAAGTTATGAGTGAGAAAAATATCCAAGATACTTGGGAGTGGTTGAAGAGAATTGTAGATTCATGTGAAAATATTGGACAGATGGAAACATCATTAAAGATGGTGAGAATGTTCAGTAAAAATAATAAATTAA